CCCTCCGGCTCTACTGCAATACCCCAGGTCTCATAGATCTCATCCACATCCATGTTTTTGGTGATCATGATGTAGGGCTGATCTTCTAGGCGGGGCAGTCTCACATTGGGAACCCCCCACTCGAAGATACCGAGAGACCTGAAGAGATAGTCTCCCATCTCTCCCCAGCGAGTGATAGCTGTAGGAGTCCAGTGGACATTCAGTAGAGATGAGCCACCGAGCAACGCCCAGAGAATTGCATCCTCCGAGTAAGTCTCAATCTCATTTTCGCGCCACACATGCTGCACGATCATGTCGGCAGCCTTCGCAGCCTCAAAGTCCTCAGGATCATCACCACCAGGGAGGACTGTACCCATAGGCCTATTACGAGTGAGCCTAGCAAGTTCAGAGCGAACAATAGGCTTAATCTGATTATCAACCGTCATAACACGGTTGGTTTTATTAGGTGCCTGTACAATCTGTAGGCCTGTAGTGCTGGGGAGTACCTTAACGTATTGCTGGCCCAGGTAGAACGCTACAGCAAGAAGAGTTTCTCTCTGGACGTGGAGTCTGCCAGCAGATACTTTCTTGTACCACTGCTCATTAATATCAACGAGCTCTTCTACCTTCAGCTTATCAAGAGGCTTGAGAGGGGTATATGTAGTAGCATCTACGATGCCATACGTACTCAGCTTCTGGAAGTCAGTAGTAGCCATCAGTCAACCCTTGGTAGGTCTAGGTCATCCTCTGTACCATCTAGGAGAGTCTCCATTAGACGATCGGTATAGTTCTCAAGAGAGTTGGACGGTACAGCAGATGGCTCAGACTCCGCGGCACGAGTGACTTCTGTATACTCCTGCCAACTTTTGACCATAAGACGATTTTCAAGATCCTTAATCTTATGAAGTTGAACTTGGATAATCTCTACTAGAACTTTAGCTCTTTGGCTGTCAAATCTACGCTCGATATAAACAATAGCAACAAGAGCAGCAAGAAAGCAGGCTATAACAATCTCGGGATAGCTCATTGACTAACCTTCTTGCTAACCTGAGCCTTTGCCTCCGCAGCTACCATCAACTTGGAGAGAAGAGTCTCTCTGTTCTTTCCAGCCTTCTCAGCCTCCATAAGAAGTTGGATAGTGTCTTCTGGAGCACTCTGAGCATAAAGCATCACATCGGGGATCGTATTGTCTAAGATCTTCTTTACGTCTACAGGCTCATCAGACGTAGGAACTTCCTGTTCCTTCTGCCAAAACTTAACAAGGCTATCAGTTGTAGAAGCAGAGTACGATCCTCTATAAACCTTCCACCACTCCTCAGCAGAGCTTTCTTCAATTTTGATAGCGTTGTTCCGCTCTTCCTCCGTAGGCTCCCTGGGAACATAGATAACTTCAACCATGACTTCAGGCTCTGGCGTAGGAACAATCTGAGAGAGAATACTAAGGACTCTATCCTTGAACTCTCTAAGTTCTTTTAGCTCTTCGAGCCGTTCGTTGGCTTTTTGGATCCGTTGCTTGAGGGTAGAGGCCTCAGCTGGATCAAGGTAGCCTGCGTCCTTGAGCGCTGTCTGGATCGAGCGAATAGCGATAAAAGTGTTACCACGCAGCTTAGTGTCAGCCAACTTAGCACCAAGATCCAAATAACCTTGCTCATGCACATCTCCAGTCAAAGCACAGCGCTTGCCTGTAGGGAGTCTCTCAGTATACTTAGCGCTCATATTAGTCTCTCAGCCATACGGGAGACAGGGTGATGTCATCCCATTCATATCGGTCTTCATCCACAACAGTATCTGGATCCCAGCGATTCTTGTACCAGTCAGCAACGCAGTCAAGAGCAGACCCGTGAAGCTGCAGCTTTGGCTTCTCTTCCGCCTGATACAGGGGATTCCAAGGAGTATCGACTGCCTCATACTCAGTAGCTAGCCTACACGCTGCCATATATTCCATAGAGTCTACGATATGAATATAGGGCTCTTTCTGCACTGCAGGCCCAACGTCTGGCATATCAGGATCTCTACCCCCCTGCCTGACCTTGTCTTCCTCGGGATACCTGTAAGCTCCCCTTAGAGCTTCAATGAGAAGAGTGCAGTGAGGATTGATCCTAAGCCTGTTCTGACCCTCAACATATTTCCTCAGATAGTTCACCCTGTTCTTTCTCCCTACAGATACCCACTCTATCCCTATCCCCATCTGAGATAACTGCTCAACTGCTGAGAAATCAGACGTGTCTTTCTTGGCAACACCTGAAGGGTCCCCGTAGTCGAACACGCCAGGACCATCAGGGCGAGTGGCTTGTGGAAACAGTCTCTCTGTCTCTTCCTTGACCAACTGACCAAAATCCCTGACTGACACGCCAGGAATAGCTATAGGATCAAGTGTAGGGTACAACTCATGTAGGGCTACGAGAGTGTCATCAGGCCATAGCTGCCACCATGTACAGGCAGGGTGACGGTAGCCAAAGTCCCAGCCTCTCCACATGGGTAGGTCGGGATTGTACTCTGTCTGCTTGATTGAGGTATTGCTGAACTTAGGAAAGACAGGTTTTCCCCCATATGCGGAGAAGTCAATCTCCATCTCTTGGAGCCAGTCATTACCCTCCTTGCCGCCCTTGTACCCCATGAGCTGCATCTGCATCCACTCATCGGTACACCTGTCAGGGTCGGCAGTGTAATGAACCCTAAGTACGGTAACGCCTGTATCAGTGCGCCAGCCTACCACGCCTGGTATAATCTCTTCAGGTACAGGTAGCCTGGGCAGCTTTGTCATGCTTTCTTTTTCTTCTTTCTAGCGTTGACTGTACCGCTAGCGCCAAACGGGGTGGCTCCCAGCTTGGATGGATTTAGCCTACTTCCCTTAGCGGTACTGAGGGCTGGAGGGACCTTGCCGCCCATAGCTGCAAAGCCCGTATTCCACGCAGACTGCTTTGCTAGACTATAAGAGAACGTATCGCCCTTTTCCGCCTTCTTTATGGGGCCTCCCCTCTTTCTCTTGGTTCCAAGAGCCAACATATCTTGGATAAGTTTATTGCGCTTTGGGTTGGGAGGTTTACGAGGCATTACTTCTTACCCGATGTCTTCTTCTTCGTGCCACCCAGCTTGCCTGTGGACGAGTTCTGTCCCCAGCCCTGGCCTTCTCCCATACGACTCATGAGCCAGTGCTTGGGGAGAGGCCTTCCTCCTCTGGTAGTGACGTGCGATTCCCCTCGTGAGTTAACAAAGACGGGGTCACCATACTTAGGTGGTGTGGCTCCTCCCAAGCGAGCCATGCTAGCAACCGTCTTGGCGTCTTTCTTCTTCTTGGCGATAGCCATTAGCGCTTACCCTTCTTACTTGTTCTCTTGCGCTTACCGAGTTCGGCCATAGACTCAACCTCAGATCCATATTTTTCTGTCCAGCGCTTAGCAATTGCTGGATGCTTCGCGTACATGTACCTGCGTTGCTTTTCACTCTTGAAAGGCACTCCAGGCTCCTGAAGGTGTAGCTATGTGTCCAGAATCAGAAAGAATAGAGTAAAATAGATTCTTTCCGTTTGGGGTGGATACCCCGGTATAGCGTGAGAGTCCAGTTTTGGATTTGATAGTTGCAAGAGCAGCCTTGTACTGATCCTCGGCATTCTCTTGGAAGCCCATCTCATCAGAGAAGATCCAAGAAAACGTGTACTGCCTGAGACCCTTACCGGACTCCTCTCCAATAGCCATGATCATAGAGCCAGTCTCTGGGCATCTCAAGAAGCCCTTCGTAGATTCCACCGCAGGTACAGGAAGATCTTGCGGAAGCAAATCACAAATCAGCTTGATTCTATCTTGAAGATGACCATTAGCATCGTCAAACTTCTTCGATAGCCATGCAGTACGCCTAGCTACTCTGGCTACAAGCTCATGTGAGGCAATAGCACAGAATAGCCATGTGACCATTAGCTGTCTTGATTTGGGGACGAAGAGGAGCGGTTCATGAACCCATGCGTATGCAAGTAGTCTAAGGTAGTCTGCAGTGGGAAGGTTTTTATAGGGCCTTTCGTCGTCGTGCTCGTCCTGCGTAATAACGAACCCTGGAATTGGGACCGTAATTGCTGGATTAGTTCGTGGGTCAACTGCCTTGCTAGAATCAACTCCAATCGGTAACTGTATGTCTCCTCCGAACAGGAACCATCTAAGGCAATCCCAATGACGGAGATTGTAAGAATAGCGCTTTGCTGCATCCCCCTCTTTTCTACCCAACCTAGAGAATACGTTCTCTACCTCAGCCACCTCCTCCGCTGTCGCAGGACAGATCTGAGTAGCTTTCAGCCAGGCCTTCAGCTTAATCTGGGCTAGCAAGTCTGTCAGCGCCGGTTGCGACAATCTTCTCACCGGGTGGTAATGAGGCAGGTCCAGTTTCTGAAAATATCGTTGCAACTGTTCTGTCGATTGCATCAATAGCACTTCCGCTTCCAATACTAAGATTAAGCATCTGCACTCTTGTCTGAGCCATGTTGGCTCCTACAGGGGCTGCAGGTGCATACGTTTCTGGCTCTAGAAGCTGTCTGCACTTCATCCAACGGTCGAATATAGTAGCAAATGCAGTACTGCGCTGAGTCAGAGAGGCTACAAAC